TCACTTGCTAACGATTCATTGCCAGATGAAATTGATGACATAGAACCATCCGACATACTAGAATTGCCAAATGATTCATCTGCAACAGTAGTATTTGCCCTCATACTGTCTTGTGTTACATCTAAATCGGACATATGTAAAGAACCATTATCGCTATTAAATGATAAATCCATATCGTGAGCATCATCTTGAGCATGTGGTATAGCATCTATAGTTTCTGCATTTGGATTTTGAAATATTTGTTCATTAAGAATTTCAATCATTACTTGCTCAGCCAATTCGTCACCAGGAACTTGATTTTGTAATTGATAGACTTTAAATATAACTTCGTTAAATGGGATTTCCATATCTTGTAAAGATTGAATTTGATTTTCTGAGAACTGAGCAGTTTGCAATTGTTGTATTTCTGATTGTGAATACGCACCACCAACCATTTTTCTTGTTCTAGATATCCTTCTTTTTTGTCTTCTATTACGCGTATGTTTTTTTGCCATAATATATTATTATAAGATTATAATTCTATTTTGTTTCTTTTTTTGTCATAAATCCATAAATCATATTTATATCCTAAACTTTCCGCAGCATTTTTCTTTTCAAATACATTATTCTTGGTTTGATTAGTCCAAGTTGATTTAACTTCAATACATCTGTTTTGTGACTTAATATAAATATCGACATAATGTCTATGTCGTTTATTATTTACATCATTATACCATATTTCTGGAACATTACTTCTCTCTGTAACAATATCATCTTCATTAATTTTTTCTTCAAATAAAAGTTCATCAAGTGCAAAGTTTTCATAACCTTGATATGTTATTATTTTACCTGAAGGCAATATATATTGTTTTTTATTATACGAACTTTTTAACATATTTTCAGCTATTTCTGAGTTTTGTGAATGATGTGGAACTCCGTATTTTTCCATATTGGTTTTATATATTTTTTCTTTCACAACTTTATCACCTGTAGGCGATTTACAACCAAATTTATCCATATTAGTAGAACAAGTTTTATTTTTGATTACTTTATTTTGTTGAGGATTTTCTACGCCATATTTTTGTAAATTAGTTTGTTTTATCTTATTTCTTATTTCAGAAGATTGTAGAACAAAGTCTGTTCCATATTTTTCAATACTTTTATCTATCTTTTGTTGTTTAATGTTTTCTAATTGAGAGTTATGTTCAACGCCATATTTATTTATCATAGTTTGTTTTAGTTTATCTTTAAAATCTTGACATTTCATAGCATTATCAACGCCATATTTTTTTATATTTGTTTCTACAATTTTAACTTTACCATTTTCTTTGCTACAGTTTTCACAATAGCCATTAATTTTTAATAGTTGTCTGAATGGTTTACTAAAAATATTTTCACATTCAATATTCTTACAAACTCCTTCAATTATTGTATCCCTATTAACAAATTGATTTGAATAATCATCTGTTAAAAATATATTATTTTTATCGCAAAATTCATTTAAAATATTTACATCATATTTAACTTTTGCATCTCGTATTTTATTATTTGAAATATTAGTCATGCAACCACTACAATAAGCTCCTGTTTTTATTAACTGTCTAAAATTTTTATTAAAGTTGTTTTCACATCCATCGCAAATACATTTGCCTTCAATATAACTTTCTCTATTTATATTTTCATATGACCTTAATAAAGTAATATTATTTGTATTACAATATTCAATAAGAGTTTCATTATTAAATTTCATTTTATTATAATAAAAATAAAATTATATGTTTATATTATTTTCATAAAAGCATTATTTTCAAATTTTATGAAATTATATATTAATTGTTACCATTTATGGTCTTAAAACCCGCCAGGAAAACGGACTAGATTAGCACCAATACCAAATCCGGCACCACTGCGAGCAGTTACACCCATGGATGGAACATAGGTATCAAGAATGCTAAATGTGGCAGCAGCAGTTAAGGCAATCAAAATAATTTCCTCAATGTTCAAGGAACGTTTAGGAATAGCATACGCAGCAATAGCGACCATTAAACCTTCAACAAGGTACTTAATAATTCTCTTGACAAGTTCACCAACGTTAATTAAACCGTTCATTATATTAAATATCAAGAAAAAATAATTTGTGCGCTAAAAAACTTAAAAATAAATAAAATAATTAATTAAAATGGATCGTTCTAAAACTAAGCAATCTTCTAAAAAGGGATTTGAGCGAAAGCAATCTAATGGAAAAGAAAACCCTAAATATGTCGATATATTAGAAACTGATAAACCAATTGCTGGTCAAAATTTTGTTTGCATGTCTTTTGTATCTCCAGAAAAAGTTTTAAAGCAAAAGGAAGTATTCTTTTTTGAAGAATTCCTAAAGAACTGGGAATTCAATAAGTCTATGGAAAAATTTCTTCAATTCGTAAATTTTATTTCTTTTAAGTATAATCTCTCATTTGAGGATTTAAATAAAGATTTTAAGGATTTTGTTCAGGAAGAGAAAGAGAATTTGGTAAAGTCTTCACTCGATGATGATTATAAAACTTATTTAGATAATCATGAAGATGATTTACAAAAGAAATTTGACATTGCAAATAACTTCCAAACTAGTACAAGAGGTCTTAAAGTTCGCGGTGTATATCCAACACAAGAAGAAGCTGAATTAAGATGTAAAATGTTGAGAGAAACTGACCCAAATCATGATGTCTTTGTTGGACCAGTTGGAACATGGATGCCATGGGACCCTGAAGCATATAAGACTGGACGTGTTGAATATATGGAGGAAGAGCTTAATCAATTGATGCATGAGAAACAAAAGAATGAAGCTAATGCTAAGACTGCATTCGAGCAACGTGTTAAGGAAACTAAGCAAAAGGCAATTGAAGATAATGTAAAGAGAGCTGAAAAGAGTGGAAATTCGCTTACACAAACAATTGATGAACAAGGTAACTTGATTGGTGTCAATAATACAAATACTCAAGAATTCGCATTGGGTGAACAAGAAAACATTTCTACTGCAGACATCTGTGCCGAATTATTCGAAGGAGAGAATGTTGTAATTGGAAAGACTGATAATGGTCAAAGTTTGTTGAAATCTGGACCATTTGCTAACAAGAAATAAAATAATAGAATCATATAATTAAGTTCATTAAATATATGATTATAATGCAAAGTTAAATTGACTGTCATAAAATTGTTTATAATATTTAAATAATAATAATATTTATTTTAAATCTGTGTAATAATAGTCATCAATTATAGTTTTATTTTTAACACATCTACTCATTTTAGCCGTAGATATTCCTTCATTTAAAGCAGCCTTAGCAATTGTCTCCCACATACATAATAATTCGTTAGTTTCTTTATGTTTTTTATATACTTTTTTACCTGTTGTTGATATGTAATTTGATTTTACGTTTTGATATTTTTCTTTTAACGTTAAACCATAGTATCCTTCATTATTTCCTTCATCTGTCCAAACAGTAGCTTTTAAAGCATAAGGACAATTGTTAAGATAGTCCTTAATTTCTTTCATGTCATTTTCAGATAAAGATTTATCAACCATCATTTTCCATTTTTGATATTCCCTCAAAAGTGATGAGTTCAGTATCTTTCCGCAATCTGAAAATTGACACATTTGAAATATGAAAGTTTCAACATCCGATTGTTCACTCATTTTTTTGTATTCAATAGGTTTTAACTTAATTCCTACATATCCATGTTGTCCTTCTATTCTTCTTGGTTTAAATCGTGTATCAAGGTAATTTTTAAGAGAATGAAACATTTCTTTTGTAGGTTTAATTTTATTCCATAATCTAAATCTACCTTCTAAATTAACTGATTTTTCTTCAACGTCAGTGCGAATAATACATGAGTTGGCTACAAAGTCGTTAAATTTTTGTGTTGTTTCGTCTTCTGGCAATAATACATTTTGATAAACTGATTCTTCTTTTTTTAATTCAAAATTATACTTTTCTTTATACTCATTAAAGTTATTATTTAAATTAATTAATTGAATATTTTTGTTGGATAATTCTTTTTCTAATTTAATATTTTTTTCGTTTAATAATGCGTTTTCTTTTTCTAATTCTTCATTTCTATTAGTCAATTTATGAAAATTTTCAATACTATACATTTTCATATGTATAATGTCTTTTATATATTTGGTTAACTTATCAATTGTAAAATTTGAATTGTTATAAGCTATTATTTCGGTTTTATTTTTACCGTTGACTTGAATAGTTCTAATATATTTTTTAATTTTAGGGTCAGTTTTAATTAAATTTTCAATTTCTACTTTATTTTGAACTTTAAAAGCGTTTACTAAATTAAAATTATTATAGTGTTTATGATGATATTGAACTCTAACCGATAAATCATTTGTATGTCCAAATTTCATTAATGTTTCGTGTTGTTCATTTGTATCATCGATAGTACCAAAATAAATGCATTCAGTATTGACGGGAAATTGAGAAATAATCGCTTTTTCAATTTCTTTTAATTTTTCTTTCTTTAACTGATTTTTCTCCTCTTCTGCGGTTTGTTTTGTTTCTAGTAGAATTTTATCTTTTTCTTGCAATTGGAGTTTCAATTGCAAGGACTCTTCTTCCAAAACTTCGTGCAACAATTCTTCTAATTTTATAAAATAATTGTGTATTTGTTTAGCTTTTTGAGTTTCAGATAAAAGACAAAATAATTTGAACGTTCTAATATTCATAATAACAGTTTTTTTATTATGTCCTCCCCATTTTTCATTTTTTGAACTTGCTTTTCCTTCTTGAGGAGCAAGATTTTTATAATCATTATTAATTATAAAATGTTTTTCTAAAATTCTTTCTGCATTATATTTTTGACTAAATCCCAACCATTTCCACACATTATCTAAGTCAATAACAAAATCATTTTTAGGATGATAATTTAAATAACAATAAAAGCTAGTTAAAAATAATTTTTGTTCGTCATCTGTAAATTCATTTTTAATTTTATTCAATAACTTATTATTATAATCGCTATTTAGCTTTATAATAGGGTTTGTTTCAATTAAACTAATGATATCAAGTTTTTCCATATTATAATTTATAATCAAAATATCTCTTTAAATTATTATATTTTGGTTTTATTTTTTAAAACAAGATTTTCAAAACCAAGATATTACCATTTATTAACCTTTTTAACACTAATTCGAGGTCCTCCACCTCGTTTCTTAGTCTTGGAAGGGTCATATTGTTCTTCTTGGTCTTCTTCGGGCATTCCCTTAGACAATTCCCAGAATTCCTTTGAGCCTAATCTGAAGTCATTATGTGCATCAGCTTTATAATAAAATACTTGGTCGTTAAGTTTATTAGATTTAGAGTTGTTGTTAATAACAAGACACTCATAATTTTCAGTGCACTGATCCATCACCTGACAAAATGCTTCAAAAGTAGGAAACATACCAGCATAATTTTCATAAATTCGTTTTCTATTAGCAATGTAATTTTCTCTCAAAATAAATACATAATCTATGTTGGTTCTCAGTGTGGGAGGGATGCCTAATGGATATTGCATCGTGATGACTAACATGACCTTCCAGTGTCTACCATTCATAAAAAGTAAACGCATAAGCTTATCACGAGACCATGTATTATCGTATAAACAATCATCAAGAATTACAAATGCGCGCGGGTCGATTGTTGTGCGTTTATATGTCTCCATTTCCTTCTTGACCTGTTTTAATACGGTGCGTTGGCGTTTCAAAATATTCTCAATAATAGCAGAGTTATATTCATTGTGTATAAATAACCTCGGCACCATTTTTCCATAAAATCCGTTGCCTTCTTCAGTTCCCGATATAACAGTACCAATTGGGATATCTTGTTGGTACCATAATAAATCACGGACTAAAAAACTCTTACCTGTGTCACGCTTACCAATTAAAACAACAACAGGACCTTTATTTTCATTTGGCTTAAACTGAATACTTTTCATGTCGAATTTTTTAAGTTCAAGGGTCATTTTATACTATTTAAAAAAGAAATTTAATTTTATTTAAACGCTAAATAATTTTAATATTAAGAAATCTTTAGAGAGATTAAATCTATTCTCTCAATAATTAGTTAAAAACACATTTAATTTATATCTTAAATAGCTAAAGATGATAAGCATTAATTATCAAAAGAGGAAGAATACCGAATTATTCAAACGTTTTGAAGAGTCTGACTCACTTTTTCTCTCCAAAATTCAAAACTATATACCTATTTACACAAGATTTTTTAATTTGAATGATACGAATTATAATAGCATCAATCTCAATAATAAATGGTATATATCAAATATTGAGCCAAAAGGAGATTCACGTGATAATGAAGAAGAAGTAAATCATAATTTGTTTAATTGTAGAATAAAAAATATCGAAACTAATAAGGTAAAAGATAAAGAAGTGTTTTTTAAATTGGCGCCACTTCTAGACCCATATAAATATATGATTGGTAAATATGACATATCTAATCAAAAACTATTTAATCTTCCAAAAATTAATTCAACTACAGAAGATTGCAATGCTAAATTTATTGATTGTAATAATGCTGGATATGTAGATGGTATGTTTATATTTTTATCAAGTCAGTTACGTCATACTTATAAATTTATTAATGGTATTGATTATTATGGTTCATTTTTGGCAATTAAAAATGATTTTAAATTGAATGTTTTTGATGATATTGATTACTTAAATAACTCAGAATTTTTCAATAAAAATAAAAATCAATTATTTAAAATTGATGACTACGACCATTTATTTCAACAAGATTCTGCAAAATTAAAACCTATAACAATTGGTAATAATGTAAGCTTAAAATCTTTAAATTCTGTAAATAATGAGTTATTTGAAGATATTTTTGATGATAGTTTAAACACAGAAACCTTAGGTTTGAATGATTTGAGAGAAATGTCAATTGATTTGATTGACTTAACAAATACAAATATTTTAACAGACCATCAAGTCACCCTTAAATCGAGTTCGACATGTTCGTCTCGTTCATCTTATACAAATGACGAAGACGCAGAAGAATGCGAAAATTGCGATGGATCAGAAGTTTTTGATTCAGATTCAGAGAAAATAGATGAAAAAAATAGCAATGGTGATAATGATGGTGATTGGACAGATGCAAGTGATGATGATGAAGAGTTTGAGGAGGAGAGAATAGAAGTAACAATTCCGAGATTTCCTGTTCAAGTTATTGCTATGGAGTACTGCGAAAATACGTTTGATGATTTGATATTAACACAGGATTTAACTACAGAAGAATGGTTATCGGCATTCATGCAAATAATAATGATTTTAATTACATATCAAAAGGCTTTCAATTTTACTCATAATGATTTGCATACAAATAATGTAATGTATAATCATACAGATAAGAAATTTTTGTATTATTGCTATAAGAAAAAGTACTACAAAGTGCCAACATTTGGTCGTTTATTTAAAATAATCGATTTTGGTCGAAGCATTTTTAAATTTGATGGTAAATTGTTTTGCAGTGATAGTTTTCAAACTGGGGGAGATGCCGCTACTCAATATAATACTGAACCATACTTTAATGACAAGAAACCTAGATTAGAACCAAATCCAAGTTTTGATTTATGTCGTTTAGCTTGTTCTATTTTTGATTATATTATAGATGATTTTGAAGAAATGAAAGATTTGAGTAAAATAACAGACCCTATTAAACATCTTGTATTTGAATGGTGTCTAGATGATAAAGGTATTAATATGCTTTACAAGAATAATGGTGTAGAGAGATATCCGGAATTTAAGTTGTATAAAATGATAGCTAGATGTGTTCATTATCATACCCCACAAGCACAATTAGAACGACCAGAATTTGATGCATTTTCAAAATTTAATAATGGAGATATTAAGAATATAGATGAAGTAATTGATATTGATAAAATTCCTTCGCATATTTAAAATCAAAAATTTTTTATAGTTAATTCATAATAGATAATATTTATATATATTATGAGTAATTTATATGGATTTATTATAACTAGGCATGTAAACTCTGCAAAAACAAATAATTATTGGAATCACTGTGTAAAACTTTTAAGAACCCTATATCCTTATAGAAAAATTGTAATTATAGATGATAATAGTAATTATGAGTATGTAAAGGCTGAATTTGAATATAAAAATATAGAAATAATTCAATCCGAGTTTAAAGGAAGAGGTGAGTTATTGCCATATTATTATTTCTTAAAACATAAATTTTTCAAAAATGCTGTAATAATTCATGATAGTGTATTTTTTCACAAACGAATAGCATTTGAAAAATTAAATGGTATGAGTGTGTTACCTTTATGGTTCTTTTATCCAGATAAAGAGGATGTCGAAAATAGAAAAAGAATTATGCGATATTTAAAAAACTACCAAACGCTTGATAGCAAACTATCAAATGATACTATTATAGGGTTGCCTCATGACAAATGGTTTGGATGTTTTGGTGTACAGTCTTATATAAGTTTGGGTTTTTTAGAAAGAATAGAACATAAATATGGCATAACACAATTGGTATCAGCAGTTAGTCGCAGAATAGATAGATGTTGTCTAGAGAGAATACTTGGTTGCATATTTTTTACAGAATATCAAAATATAATACGTCAAAAATCCTTATTTGGCGACATTATGAAATATCAAACATGGGGCTATTCGTATGATGAATATATGGTTGACTTAAAAAAAGGCACTATAAAAGCCCCAGTGGTCAAGGTTTGGACCGGGCGTTAATTAGTAAATGTTTTGCTTGACGATGTACATGAACCGCCTGTATATTTGACATCATATTTTATACTGTTTTTGGTTTTGTTTTAGTGGTCGATGAATAATCGAAAGACCATGATAAATCTGCATAATCAACCCCTTTTGAAGTAATACATGTGTAAATACTATCTTCAAAGGTGTAAATTAATAGATATATTTTTATAATTATATAATAATTTAAAACGTAGGATTGTCTGTAAAAACTGGAGTTACTTTTTTACCACCACCGCTACTTTCCATTGCTGTATTCAATTGTTCCATAACAAAATTAGCTACTATTACACTAAAATAAACTATAAGAGCATCTCTAATTAGTAATTTTAATGGCTTACTTTCTTTTTCAATATATCTCATTTCTAAGAATTTTGCCAAGAAAAATGTGACCGCAATCACACCTGCTACTACAAATACACTTGCCATTTATTAAACTACTTAAGAACAATCTTAGAACATATTTTACGCATTTTATTCTAAAACTTCAATTTCATCAATTAATAAATCTGGTAATAAGTCCAACTTTGGCTCCTCAATATTATGAACATCTAAATTATCCAAACTAAAAGGTTGGTCTGAAATATTCAATCTAATATTATCATCGTCATCCTCTTGTTCGCGTTTTCTTTGTTCATATCTTATCGCACTAATCTCTTCTAGACGTTCGATATTTTTTGGAGCAGGTATTTGAGATATTCCATTGTCAGTTTGCACATAATCTATATCATTGAAACTGATACCTTTTTGTACTGGTTGTTCAGGAATACCTTCAGCAACAACTTGAGAATTAGCAGGTGATTTTATTGGCTCATGTGTTACTTCTTCTTTCACTTCTTCAATAACATCTTCTTCAACTGACTCGTCCATGTATGCCTTTAAAATTGCTTCAACCGGAATACTTTCTCTCAACGTATTTAAAATGCATTCTTGTACAATAATTTCCAACTCTCTATAGTTTTTTTGTACTTGTAATGGTTGGATATTTAATTCAAATAGATATACATTTTTATATACTTTTCTAGCTACACTAATATATACTTTATGGATGAAATCATCTAATTTAGGTATATTGATATCAATCTTTTTTTGTTTTTGTCCGACACGCATGGCAGTTAAAATTTTAAGCTGAATGATATGAACACATGTTACTAAATCTTCTAAATAATTACATCCTGATTTTTCGCAAATTCTTTTTTTCTCATTCTCAACAATCTGTTGATTCCATTTTGGAATTCTGGAGATTAAATTTTGAAATGTCATAAGATATTTATCCATTTCATTATTGTCTTTGCAAAGTTTAACCGATTCTTCAAGAATAGATTTATAACCATCAATAACTAAAGGTGTTAATAAGGTAACCAATCTGGATCCCCATTCATTTTTAGACTCATGAAGCGCACTAACATTGAAATCGTCCATTTACATAAAACTTATATTTTCTAAACATAATTCTGAACTAAAAAAAATGAAATTTAAAATAAACAAAAACAATAATTTTTCGTTTCTAAATTCCCTCCTAACACGATTAAAACAAATCAGCAATTCATAACGTTTTTCTTCTGATATATTTGCTTTCAAAAAATTAGGATTTTCTAATAATGTCAATACATCTAAAGCACTATAACCTTTTTCATATAATTTTGTACACAAATTCATTAAATCTTCTAATGTTATATTTTTATTAATTTTTGTCAATTCTTTTGACAATGTTAATTTTTTTTGGATTTTTAAATCTTTCATTTTAAATACTTCATTTAAATTGTATCTGTACAAATTAATTATTTG